ATAGATTACGCGAGGAAATCGCGGAAGACGAGGGCTGTAAATACGAGGTGTATTTAGATCACTTAGCTCTGCCAACCTGCGGTGTGGGTCACCTCATAACTGAGCATGACGAAGAATATGGCAAGCCTGTAGGCACCGTTGTAGAACAGGAGCGAGTTAGAAACTTGTTTTCTCTTGATATAGCGGTAACAATTGACGAGTGCAAAGTTTTGTACCCCGACTTTGATGACTTGCCGGAAGAGGCGCAACATATTATCTGTAATATGATGTTTAACATGGGTCGTCCTCGACTGAGCAAATTCAAAGGTATGAAGGCTGGCGTGGATGCTCGTGATTGGAATGCCGCAGCCGACGAAATGGTAGATTCCCGATGGTACACTCAGGTCCCAAATCGGGCCAGACGTTTGGTGGACAGAATGAGAGCTCTTGCGGAATCCGAATAGTGTGTTATAAGAACACATAGGATTTAATGCGGAGTTATCGGAGTGGATGAAGTTTACTTTGCGGAAGCTGTTTTCCGCATAATAAAAGAACGGCGACAAGGCATTCAAGACTTGTTGATTTATGACAACGTCAAGAATATAGAGCAGTATCGTGAGCTCATGGGTAACTTAAAAGCCCTAGATCACGTGGAACAGGAACTCAAGGGCCTGCTAGATAAACAGGAGCGAAGCAATGACTAAAGCAGTTGACTTAGCTGCGGCATCTGAAGGTGTTGCAACTATTGCAGAGGCTTATAAAGAGCCTACTGACAAAGTATTAGACCCCGAAGCTATCGGGGAGTCTCTTCTAGAAAGAATGCCTGCACCTACGGGGTGGCGCATTCTGGTTCTACCATATCGGGGTAAAGGAAAAACAGACGGAGGTATTTATCTTCCGGATGCTGTTGTTCAGGAACAGACCGTTTCGACACAGGTTGGTTACGTCCTCAAAGTTGGCGAGCTAGCTTATAAAGATGCGGAAAAGTTTCCTATGGGACCTTGGTGTGATCAGGGTGATTGGGTGATGTTTGCTCGTTATTCCGGATCTCGTTTCAAGATAGACGGTGGTGAAGTCAGAATACTCAACGACGACGAGGTTTTGGCTAAAATAAAAGAACCCGAAGATATTCTTCATTTCTAGGAGAGAATAATGGCGAAAGAAAATTTAAAAGAAACTGATCAAATTGAACTTGATTTGGATGAAGCCGAAGAAACAGAAGTAGATCTTTCTGACGCAGGAGATGATGAAGCGCCTCTTGCAGCGGCGGAAGATGATCAGTTTGAAAAGGCTGAAAGCAACACGCAGAAGCGTATTGATCGTTTGACCAAGAAAATGCGCGAAGCGGAACGCCGTGAAGAAGAAGCCTTGCGATATGCTCAGAACGTAAAGACTGAAGCGGAGCAATTAAAAACCCGGATGACCGCTTTAGACACCAACTACGTCAACGAATACAGTAGTCGTGTTGAAAGCGAGATGGGTACGGCAGAACAGGCGCTTGCTAGGGCTATAGAGATTGGTGACACTAACGGTGTAGTAGAAGCTCAACGCAACATCACCAAGCTAGCCATTGAGAATGATCGTGCAAACCAAGCTAAAATGCAGCAGCAGAGACACGCTCAACAAGAGCAGGCTCAAAGACAGCAGCAAGTGCAGCAGCCTATGCCGCAGCAGCAGCCGCGCAGACCAGACCCTAAAGCAGAGGATTGGGCTGCTAGAAACGAATGGTTCGGGTCTGATGAGGCTATGACATACGCTGCTTTTGGTGTTCATAAAAAGCTCGTTGAGAACGAAGGGTTTGACCCGCAGTCAAATGAGTATTATAGTGAACTAGATAAGCGCATGAAGGAAGAGTTCCCTCATAAGCTTAAAACCGGGGAAAGCAGGCGGCCCGCTCAGACCGTAGCTTCCGTATCCCGTTCAGCATCTGGGCGCAGTAGTGGGAAAAAGGTTAGACTCACCCCTAGCCAAGTTGCGATAGCAAAGAAATTGGGTGTGCCGCTTGAAGAATACGCGAAATACGTGAAGGAGTAGGTTAAATGTCTGAAGAACAGAACGAAATGTTTGAAGGTACAGTAAAACGTACTGCTCGCGCTAACCAAACTAGGGAGAAGACGGCGCAGCGTAAGCCGTGGGCTCCCCCGTCTATGTTGGATGCACCACCTGCACCGGATGGTTTTAAGCATCGTTGGATCAGGGCTGAAACCCGTGGTTTTGACGATACTAAGAACATCAGCGCAAAAATGCGCGAAGGTTATGAACTTGTTCGCAAGGACGAGTACCCAGACTTTGAGGCCCCGGTACTAGACTCAGGTAAATATGAAGGTGTGTTTGGAGTAGGTGGACTTATTCTTGCTCGCATACCAGATGAGACAGTTGCGGAACGGACAGCTTACTTTAATCAAAGAAGCTCTGACCAGATGCAGGCTGTGGACTCTGATATGATGCGTGAGAATGCTCATTCGACCATGACGATCAATAAACCTGATCGTCAATCTCGTGTAACTTTCGGTGGTCCTCAGAGATGATGACTACCTTTTTGTCAAATAGGAGAGACTAATGTCAAACATCTTGACAGGTGGATACGGCCTTCGTCCTATTGGTAAAACGGGCGGTAATCCCAATAACAACGCTACAACGATGTATGAGATTGCCAACAACTACACAACTGCTATCTACAACGGCGGGATCGTATGTCCTGCCTCCACTGGAACAATTATTATCACCGATCAGGCGATAGCTCCATTGGGTGTTCTAGGTGGTGTTGAGTATGTTGATTCCGTTTCCGGTAAGACGACACACCTCAATTACTGGCCCGGATCAAACGCGGTAAGCGTTGATACAAATCATCCCGTAAAAGCTTACGTGTATGATGATCCAATGCAGCTATATGTTGTGGCAGCCGATGGAAGCAACACCGACCGGGCAACCGCGTTGGCAGACGTTTTCATCAACTGTGACATGGCAAGTGTTAACAATGGTAGCACAAACACTGGTCAATCAAGCGACATGCTTGATATCAGCACCGCCGCCACTACTAATACTTTGGATGTTCGTATCGTCGGCCTCTACGAAGAGGCAGGCAACACGGATTATTCCGCACTCGGTCATCAGTACATCGTTCGCTTGAATGGTGCGTTCAACACAGGTACGACCATTGCGGTTGGCACCTACGCTACAACCGGTATATAGGAGGCTAGCAAATGGCTATTTCAAGAGCACAACTAGCTAAAGAGCTAGAACCCGGTCTAAATGCACTTTTTGGGCTTGAGTACGACCGTTACGAGAACGAACATGCGGAGATCTTCGCTGAAGAGTCTTCAGATCGTTCTTTTGAAGAAGAAGTGATGTTGGGTGGTTTCTCAACAGCACCGACTAAAGAGGAAGGCGCAGCCATCTCTTTTGACGATGCTCAAGAGACATACACTGCACGGTACACACATGAGACAATCGCTTTGGCGTTTTCCATCACGGAAGAGGCTATTGAGGATAATCTGTATGACCGTTTGGCATCACGCTACACCAAGGCTCTGGCCCGTTCTATGGCCCAGACCAAGCAGATTAAAGCAGCATCTATTCTGAACAACGCGTTCAGCACAGGTTCTTCTGCAATCGGCGATGGTGCAGCACTTTGTTCTTCATCACACCCATCCTTGACAGGAAACCAACGCAACCTTCTTACAACAGCCGCTGATTTGAACGAAACTTCACTTGAGCAGATGTTGATTGATATTGCTGGTTTGACTGATGAGCGTGGTCTGAAGATTGCAGTTCGTGGAATGAAGCTTATCATTCCAAAAGAATTGCAGTTCATTGCAGAGCGTGTGATCAACTCTAACTTGCGTTCAGCAACGGCTGATAACGATGCAAATGCTATCAAGAACATGGGTATGCTTCCTGAAGGGGCAGTAGTTAACCATTTCTTGACTGATACAGATGCGTTTTTCATCAAGACCGATGCACCTAACGGTTTCAAATACTTTAACCGTTCTCCAATCAAGACCGCTATGGAAGGTGACTTTGACACCGGAAACATGCGGTTTAAGGCCCGTGAGCGTTACAGCTTCGGCGTTTCTGATTGGCGTTCAGTGTTTGGAACACCGGGCGCAGCATAATATCTCTTCTCCCGTAGAGATTAGAAAGAGCGGCTTCACAGCCGCTCTTTTTTATTGTATAGTTTTCTTAATCCCTGACAGCCGCATCCTGTGGCTGACACTAGCCAAGACAGGAGACTTAAATGGCTACGACTACATTCACTGGAGCGGTACGCTCTGAAAACGGTTTTAAGGTTATTAATAAAAACGCCTCTACAGGTGCGGTGACAGAAACCTCATCTGTTGCTTCTACTGGTGTTTTTACCAATAAATACATCAAGCATGTTGGTTACGCTTCTGGTGTAACAGTAAACACTACAGCCGGTGATAGCCCGACTATTGCTACATTTGTACAGCCAGCAAACACAATCATCACTGACATTAAAATCTTTTGTGATGTTTCTCCAGTTATTGGAACAGGCGATATTGGTTACGAAGTTGGTACGTCTAGCTCTGGCGCACAGATCGTCGCAGCGATAACTGATGAAATTCTTGATGGTGGAACAACTGTTGTTGTCGGCAACGTGACAACCACCACGTTAGTTGCGACAACACAGAATGCGGCTACCGCTCCAGTTTCTCCTCAGTATACTTCTGTCGCAAGAGATATTTTCTGCAACATTACAAACACTGTGAACGCAACAACAGCAGGTTCGTTTACGTTCATTATTGAGTACGTTCAGATTGCGTAATTAATTTCATAGAAAGGGGGTTCTGCTCCCTTTCCTTTTAAAGGAGTTTTAAATGGCTGATGCAGTAACATCACAAACTCTGATTGACGGCCCTAAACATGCTGTTATGAAGTTTACCAATGTCTCTGACGGAACCGGCGAATCCACTGTAAAGAAGGTAGATGTATCGGCTTTATCTAGTAGTTTAGACGGTGTTGCGTGTAGTGAAGTCGTTATAGAACGTATTTGGTGGCAGTGTAACGGGATGAAAGTTCAACTCCTGTTTGATGCTACCTCTAACGCTTTCTGTATTGAGTTAGGTGAGAACCAAAGTGGTCATCACGATTATAACTCTTTTGGCGGTTTAACTAATAATGCAGGTAGTGGTAAGACGGGGGATGTTTTATTTACAACTGTTGGTCACTCTTCTGCGGACACTTATACGATCCTGTTATACATGCGTAAGAAGTATGCGTAGGGAGTAATTAGATGGCCCCTCGTAAAGCTACGATGCCAAAACGTAACAAGAAAAATTTCCGCCCTACAAAAGCTGGGGCGGGAATGACGGATGCCGGGGTAAAGGCGTATAGGCGTAAAAATCCCGGCAGTAAGTTGAAAACGGCGGTTACTGGTAAAGTAAAACCCGGCAGTAAAGATGCAAAGAGACGTAAGTCATATTGCGCTCGTTCTGAAGGTCAGATGAAGAAATTCCCTAAAGCGGCTAAAGACCCCAATAGTCGTTTGCGTCAAGCAAGGAAGCGTTGGAAATGCCGGTAAAAAAAGAAACAATTACAGCCTCCAAGGTGATGGCAGAATTAGCCAAGCATGAGGCTGAGTGTAATCTTCGGTACAAGCGTATTGAAGAGCTTCTTGACGACCAGAAGTCAAACATGACAAAGTTAGATCAGAGGCTCTGGTGGATCGTTGGTTTAGTTATTATTGCTCCATTTTTGCAGAGGTTGTTATG